GTCTACCCCCTCTCGGTGACGTTCACGACAGCCGCTGACGCCAACGACGTGTTCGTCCGGCTCTACAACGGTGGCGGCACGAGCGGCGACACCGTCTGGTACGACGAGTTCATGCTGGTAGAGGGCGTGTACAACGGGTCGTACTTCGACGGCGCAACGCCGGACGGCAGTGGAAATACCTACGACTGGACCGGAGTAGCCGATGCCAGCACCAGCACCCTGAGTGCCTATGGCGTAGCCGGCGTTCCCGGTCAGACCCCACTGCCGGTGCAGACTCAGAACTCTCCCGTGGCTGGAACGAAGGCCCTCCGCTTCACGCTGAGCACCACCGGGACGATCAACCTGGGGATCACTGATGCCGCGCTGGTGAATGACACCGTCTACACGATGCTCGGCAAGGTCCGGCCAGCGAATCGGGCTCAGACCTTCACGCCGCAACTGCGCGGTCGCCCCGGCGCGCCCTTTACGGCTCAGCCCGGAGTGTGGACCGAGTTCCGCTACACGGGACCGTCCGGTGGTTCGGGTGACCCGGCCTCCACTGGTCTGTTGCTCGTTGGTGGCTCAGGACATCAGGCAGGCGACATCGTTGATTTCGACACCGTGGCTTTCATCCAGGGCGCGTATGTCGGACCGTACTTCGACGGCTCCACCCCGGATGGGTCGTTCACCTATGACTGGACGGGTGCCGTCGATGGGAGCACAAGCACCCTTTCGGCTGTGGATGTGGCCGATGCCACTGCCCCTGCTCCGGGCACCGTGGTGCGCTGGCAGGATAGCGAGACGCCGGCATCGGGAACCAAGATCGCTCGCTTCCAGGTCGCGGGAACCGGGGACCTGTACTTCCCCATCGCTGCGTACGGTCACACGACAGGTGACACCTACACGGTCGTCGGCAAGGTTCGTCCGAAGAATCGGGATACCACCTTCCAGGTCGCTATCCGCGGCACAAAGGGCCCTTCTTTCGTCGCTCCGATGGGGGTTTGGACGGAGTTCCGTGCGGAGATTATCGCCGGCAACGGGGCCGCAGATGCGACCGGCCTGTTCGCGGCGACCGGCGCTACTCAGGCCGGCGACGTGATCGACGTAGACACCGTGCTTATGGTGCTGGGTTCATACCTCAACCAGTACTTCGACGGCGACACGCCCGACGACCCGACCGAAATCGACGAGACGCTCCCGGTGGGCGCTCTCCTGTACCGCTACGCCTGGACGGGAACGCCTCACGCGTCCACGTCGATCCGAGAGGAAGGCCGTATCGCGTCGGCTCCCGACCCGGTGGTCTGGGGCGACACCGTGGACAGTCTGTTGCGCACGATGCACGATGTGACGTGTATCTCGGGGCCGCTCATTGAGCAGAAGTTGCACCGCGACGACATGTGGGGCTACATCGTCGAGTTCACTCTTGCCGCCGGCACGCCCTGGCTGTTCGGCATGACGAAGTCCATCGTGATCCCGCCCACACTCCCGGTCGTGGTACAGGACGTGCCGTACAACCTGGTGCCCTACCCTTCGGCCGAACTGGCGAGCGGCACCGTCGTCGTGGCGAAGAACTTCGCGTCGAATCCGAGCGTCGAAACGGACGCCACCGGCTGGGTCGCCTCGGGCGATGGTGGCAATATCCCCAACGCTCAACTCGTCGGAGCCCGTTCGACCGAACTGGCGGCGGCTGGTGGCGCTTCCTTCAAGGTGACATTCACGGCGGCGGCGACCGCCGTGGGGGGTGCGTTCGTGGCCTCACAGACCGTGGCCCTTCCTGGCATCACTCCGACGACCCGGTACTCGGTGAATCTGTGGGCAGTAGCGAGCGTACAGAGCGGGACAGCCGTGCTCGGGAACATCGAATATCGGGTGCAGTGGAAGGATTCGGGTGGAACCACGTTGCGCGACGACCTTCTGGGAACACTGGCGGCGGCTGGTGGAGCAGTATCTGGGAAGTCACTCCTTCCGCCGGCCGGCACGACACAGGCGACCGTTCGGGCCTTGCTCCGCCTGACCTCGTGGTCTAGCGGTGCCATTGTGAGACTGTATGCCGACGCACTCGCCGTGACGGTGCCGTAAGGGGGATGACATGGTAAGCATCGGTCCAGCCCGGTACACCGGCCCGTCCTCTGACTTCTACGCAGATGCATGGGTGGAATCGCAGGGCACGAACCACTCGCACGTTCGGGTTGCCGTCCGCAACTACGTTGGTCCCGCTGGTTCAACAGGCTCGTATTTCAATAACTGGGGACAGCACTGGGCAGGCTTCGACAACTACGGCGTCGTCGTCAATCACAGTGCGAACCCGTTCATGCCTGGCGGTTATCCACAGGGAGCGAAGCGGTGGGAGGACGTTGGCTACATCGACTTCCACCACGATGCGAATGGCTATCACCCGAACGTCACGCTCCGGATGCACGTCGAGTACGGCGGGATCAACCAGGAGTTCACGGCCACCCTGTCGTTCGCTCGTATCCCGAAGGCACCAGCGGCAACGATCAATGGCGCGGTGTCCGAGCCAACTCCGACGAGTCTGAAGTACCAGTTCAGCGGCAACGGTGATGGTGGCTCGGGCATCATCCGTTGGGAGGCGCAGTGGTCGACCACGAGCGACTTCTCGTCCGGCAACGGCCCCGTCACCACGTCCAGTGGCACGACAGTCTTCACTGGCCTGGTTCCCGGCACCACTCACTACTTCCGCTCGCGTGGTGTCAACGCAGTTGGCAACGGACCGTGGGGCGCTTTCGCCAACGGCCTCACTCTGCCCTCCGTGCCACCTGGACTGACGATCACCGCATCGCCCTCAGGCCAGGCGGCCACCCTGACCTTTACCCCTCCGGGTGGAGTCACGGGCGTCACCCCGTATCTCTGGGAACGCCGGCTTCAGGGGACAACTACGCCTGTCGACAGCGGGTCCACGCCGACGACGATCGCTGAGGTCAGTGGTCTGACTCCCGGCCTGGTCTACGAGTGGCGCGGATCGGCCATGATCGGTGTGTACCAGTCACCGTGGACGGGCTGGATCGCACTCCAGCAGCCGAAGCCGAACACGGCACCAGGCGACTACTTCGACGGGTCATCGCTCGACCTCATCGACGTGGACTACGGCTGGACGGGAACGGTCAACAACTCTGTCTCGCAGGGAGTGGCACCTGCTCCGGCCGCCTGGGAAAACAACCTGAACAGCGGTGCCGCCGTGATGATGCGCGCAACGGCCGGTCTGTTTGGCACGTACGCGGCGCGAGTCATCTTCAGCGCTGACACCACGACGTTCAACCAGCACTTCGGACAGTCCTTTGTGAACTACGCGGAGGTCACGGAGAATGCCAAGTATTTCGGGTCAATCCACGTCAAGACGAGTCGTTCCCAGCACATGGCCGCAATGTTCGTCTGGATGGACAATGCCGGCACCGTGATCGGAACCACCACAGGAACACCGGTTGTCGTCGGACCTGGCGTCTGGACTCGGCTCATGGTCAACAATCCCGCCCCTGCTGGGGCGCACCGTGCGATCATTCGTGCTACCGACGTCACTGGCACCGGCTGGTCGGTGTGGCATGGCGGAGACACGATCGACCTCGACGGCGCGATGATTTCGCTCAACGAAGAGTTCCCCTACTTCGACGGCGACACCCCGGACACAGAGACCTACGTCTACGAGTGGAGCGGCGAGCCGAACGCATCCGAATCCACTCGCACGCCGGTCGGTCAGGTCACAGCGGGATCGTTCTCTGGTCCGGCAACTCCCGGCACAAGGTCCCTTGTGGACCCCGACTGTGCCGTGGTGCCGGCTCCCCCTCGGCCACCGTCGATCCCCAGCGACTGCATCGAGGACATCGGCGTATGGCGGCGGTACTACGTACAGATTCCCTCGGTCAACGTCTCCGACTGGCTCTCAGTCGTGCTGACCCTGGAGGTCATTACGGGCGCAGTCGCGGCTCGCCAGGTACGAATCCGGGTATACCCGAACCCGTTCGACTACCCTGTGGAAAACGTCGATACAACGGAGTGGTGCGCTGAGCAGATCATTTCCTACATGCCGGCATTCAGCGTGTTGACGCTCGACGGAGTGACCCAGCGGACCTGGGCGAATGTGAACGACACCGGACCACAGAGTGCCGATCACCTGCTGTACGGCACCGGGGGACAGCCGCCGACATGGCCGATCCTGTCCTGTGGAATCTCGTACCTTGTCTCACTGGAGGTACCCGTCGACGCTCCTGAGGGCAACGTCTCAGCCAACGCGTTCGTGACAACGAGGACCTGATATGGCGGTCGGCATCTACGGCGGGGAGTGTATCGAAGGCCACACTGTCTACATCTACGATCGCGGTGGCGTCACACGAGTGGCGCAGTTGCTCGACGTATCCAGCGTGAAGTGGGAGCGCGACCGGGACGGCATCAGTGAGGCCAACATCGTCATCGAGGGATCGGCGTGCTCGGCTCAGGCGGACGTTCTGGCGAACATCGAGCCGAAGCGGTCGGAGGTCGTCATCTTCCGTGGCGCAGATCGGGTCTGGGAGGGGCCGGTCTGGCGTGTCGCCTGGCACTCGGACTATGTGCAGATCAACGCCCACGACATCATGGCGTACATCACGTACACCCCGCTGAGCATCGCGTACGACAACCGGTACCAGGACAACATCGACCCCGACACGGGTGACAACCTCGGTCCACTGACTCGGCCTACCGAAGTCACGACGCGGATCAACAACATCCTTCAGCACGAGATGCAACGGTGGGAGGCCCTCGATCCTCCGGTGAACATCCTGCCGTACCTCCAGATTCACCACTTTCCGAACGAGGCGAGGACGACGGCCTACACGCAGCCGTTCGAGATGACTGCCGGCGAGCACATCCAGCACCTGGTCCACTACAGCGGTGCCGACTACACCGTGGTCGGACGGGCATTCCATGCCTGGGACGTGTCGAGGTATCTGGGTCGCACCCGGACACTCACGGAAGAGGACTTCTACTCCGAGGTCATCATCACTGCGTACGGGGCGGATATGACGTC